GTCCTCCTCGCCCAGCAGGATCTGATCGACGCCCGCGATGGCGCCCTCGGCCAGCACGTAGACCAGGTGCAGCCACTCGCCGTCGCCCTGGTCGCCCTTCTGCTCCTGGGCCCACGCCAGCAGGCCGCCAGTGCTCACACGGCCCAACAGGAAGCGGCACGCGGCCTTCGAGCTGCGGACGGTCTGTGCGGAGGGTTCGCTCTGAGTGGGCCCTTTGACGTTGGCGGCCTTGGCCTGCTGATCGGCGACGTAGTAGCCGGCAGCGGCCCCGACAATGGCGCCGCCAACGTTGCCCTGGGCATAGCCGACGACGGCACCGATCACCGCCGAGGCGATCTTGCTCGTACCTTGAGCCATTACTCCACTCTCCAGACCGCTAGGGGTTCACAGTCGATGCGGGCCACCCCGGTCTCGCAGGGGGTCCAGTAGTCGTTAGCCCAACGCACGGCCACGCCCAGGCCATTGGCGCCTCGGTAGGTCGCCAGGTCGCCGCGCTGGGCGAACGCCGGGTTGACCCGGTTGAAGTAGGTATCGAGGATCGCCTCGACGCTGCCGTGCCCCTTGGCCACGACCCGTTTGGCGCCGGTCGCGCTCTTGTACTTGCCCCGGTAGGCGGCGGCCGGGTCGACGCCACAGACCGCCAAGGCGCAGTCGGCGGCGAACGTGCAGCAGTCAAATTCGCCCCATGAAAAAGGCCGCTCGGAGGCGGCCTTGATCGTCTTGCTCAGCTGTAGAGCCCAGTCGGGATGTCGCATAGCGCTACTCGTAGGTGAAGGCCGGGGCGTCCTTGGCAGAGCCCCAATAGACCGGCCAGCTGGCGAGCTGGGCCACGGCGAAGAAGAAGCGGTCACCCTGGTGCCGGGCGCGGTGGCTCTCGTCGGTCCAGCGCTCGGTGCCGGTACGGCTCCACTCGGCCATGCGGTCGATCAGCGGGACCGTGATCGAGTTGCCCGCCTCGCCGTTGCCGCTGTAGGCGATCTTTGCGGCGTCCATGCGGCCCGAGAACAGCACGTCGGCGGCGTAGTTGCCGGCCTCATCGATGACCACGAAGAGCAGCCGTCCCGGGCGCCCGCGGCAGCCCTTGACGGTGGTCGAGCTGACGATCTCCATGTCCAGGCCGGTGAGGGTCAGGTCGATGCTCATCGGTGAGCCGCTATCTCGCCGCTCCTGTGACTGGCCGACCTGGCCGAAGCGCCCCAGGCCCTTGTAGGTAATGCCGTCGATGACCAGATCGCCCAGCCCGGTGTGGGCGTAGACCATGCCGTCGACGAAATCCAGCTGGGCGGCGAATACCGCCAGGAAGTTGCCCTTGGCGATGATGTTCACCACCGCCTGGCTGAAGGGGAAACCCATGTTCATGACAGGTCCTCCCGAAAGGGGAAGCTGGCGTTGGAGACCACCGGCTGCACGTTCACCTGGTTGGTGTCGTCAGCCCGCCGCATGATCGCGAAGGGGCGCCGGTACTCCACCGCAGTGCCGGAAGGGATGGTCTTCCTGATGCGCTTGTTCAACTGCACCGTCACGGCGCCGCCGGAGGTGCTGGTGGCATCCTGGACCACCTCGAACATCTCGCCGCCCACTGAGATGTAGTCGCCCAGCCTGAAGACCTTGGCGCTGGGCGTTACGCCCGATAGCTGCATGGTCAGCGCCAGGGCGCCGGCGGCAGCCACCACCGGGCTGCCGATGTCGTCGTCGCGCTGCCGGTGGATGGCCGGGATCTTGACCGTCCCGAACATGCCCTGCAGCCGGCCCAGCAGCGCGGTCAGCTCGCGCTCGTCCTCCGGATAGAGCACGCCGAAATTCAGCGTGCACTGCCAGTAAGCGCCGGGGAAGCCGAACACCTGCTGCGCGTTGCTCAGCGTCGAGGTGAAGGCGCGGTTGTTGTTCACGACGCCCCACAGCACGTCCGTGGGCTCCAGTGATTCGGGCCAGTCGAGAGCCATCGGGTACTCCAGAAAAAAAGAAACCCGCCGAGGCGGGTGGATGCGTCTTGCCAGAAATGTCTCAGCCGAAGAACCGCAGCGATCCGTCCTTGCGAAGCTCCCAGCCCCTGCGCCCCTCGACGAAATTTGCCGAACGGATGCTGCTGGCGAAAGGCTCTCTTACACCGGTGGCGGTCAGAGAAAAACCTGCCGCATAGGGCAAGCCGTTGGCAGATTGGCCGACGCGCACCCGGTATTTGGCATAGGCGGCCTTCGCCTGCACTGCCCAGCTACCAGCCGCTGCAAGGTCCACCGATTCGCAGACCTGCCGTAAACGCCCAAGCACCTCAGTGACATCCTGTGCCGCGTGGGGCGCGACCTGAGTCGGCGCAGGCACGATAAAAAATCTCGCACTGCCAGCTGTCACGAACCGAACTTCACCACCCGGCATGATCTGCAGGAACGTCTGCGCGGCGGCCTGCTCCTCATCAGTCCGCGGGCGGCGATAGGTCACGTGGTACTGCAGATACTCGCCTGACCACTCATCCCCAAACCGCTCGACCTCGACCCGGGCATCAGCCCGGTATTGCTCTGGCACCAAGGCCAGCGCATCCGCCAGGCGCTGCTGCAGCTCTATAACGGCAACCTCGATGCTATCGAAGGACGCCACCGACTCGTAGACCATGTCGTCGCTCATGTTCTCTCCTGCGGCCATGCCGCGATCTGTGATCATTTATCCCAGCATCCGACGCAACGGGCCGTTGGTGCTGAAGTCTCTGGCTACAGCCTGGTACCCGGCCTTGGCCCCCTGCTCTGCCGCCCGCGCCAGCATGGACTGCAGGGCGGCGTCGTTCTGGCTGCTGAAGCTGAAGTGCTGGGTGATGCCGCCCATGGCGACCGTGGTCTGGCTACCGCCGCCGTGCGCCATCACGCCCAGCGAGCCATCCGGGCCGCGGGTCAGCGGCATGATCGCCTCCGGCCCAGCCTCTCCCATCAGGCCCAGGCCGCCGGCCATGCCGAAGGCAGTTGGCTGGTCTACGACGCCGTTCGTGAAGGCGCCGCCGTCGGCGAACATCTGGACGCCACCGTTCCAAGCGCCGCCCTTGGCCTGCTTGAATAGAGATGCAGCCCCAGACAGGTACGAGTTCGAGGAACTGGTGGCATTGTCGATCGCCGCGACCATCAGCTTCCGGATCTGGATGCGGATCAGGTCCTCGACGATGGAGTCGGCTAGGTCCTTGAAGGACAGCTTCCCGGTCTTCACGAACTGGGTCAGGGCATCCTCGGCGCCGCTGAACATGTCGTCGAACAGATCCTTGGTCTGGCCGGCGACATTGGCCGTGTTGTCGCGGTAATTCTCCCAGGCCGCCTTCGCCCCATTCGACCAGTCAGCCTGCGCTTGATCGACCTTCTTGTATCCCTCGACCATGGCAGCGGCCTGCTTCGCGCCGTACTCCTCAGTCAGCGCGATCTGCTTCTCCAGCTCCTGGCGCTGCTTTTCCGTGGTGGCCGTGGCCAGCTCGGTGCGCAGTTGCAGCACCTTGTCGTTGGTCTGCTGCTCCAACTGCAGGCGGGCCTGGATGCGCTGGGCCTCCTTGTCGCCCATCCCTACCGCCGCGGCGTCCAGATCGTACTGCGCCTTGGCGTTGGCCAGCTGGCGCTCCAGATCGGCCTGATACTTCAGGGCTTCCGATAGGCCGTTGGCGGACGCGATGGCGGTGTCGAACTGCTGCTTCAGCCAACTGACGCCCTGAGCGTACTGCTCTTGGGTCAGCTTGCCGTTCTTGTGCAGCAGCTCCAGCTCGGCGGTCTTCTTGGCGAAATCGTCCTGAGCAGCGCCGGCCGGATCGAACTGTTGCTTCAGCTGCTTGTAGCCGTCCGCCGCCTCCTTGAGCTGCTGATTGAGCTTCGTCTGCTCCGAGGTCGCGTCCTTCGTCGCCTGGGTGTCCGCCTTCTTGGCGTCCTTTTGAGCATCGATGTCCCGGGCAACCTGGCGGAGTTGCTGCGCGAGCTCTCCCTGGGCGTCGATGTTGTTCTCAGCGATGACCCGCTCGGCCGCTTCCAGCGTGGTCTTGTCCTTCAGCGTGTTCAACTGCTTCTGCAGCGTCTGGAGCTGCTGTGTCGCCGCGTTGATGCCGGCCTGGTTCTGCTCGGTGTTCTTCTTCTGCGAATCGGTGTTGGCGTTCAGCTCCTTGCTGTACACCGCCTGGGTCTCTGCGAGCTTCCTGCTCTTGTTGTCCAGGGTATCCAGGTTGCCGGCAGCCACCCGCAGGTCGCCCATGGCAGACTCTGGCAGGATGCGCCGGCGCTGAAGATCGCTCAGGGTTTCGTCGAGCCCCTTGCCAGACTGGCGTGCGTCCCGCAGTTCCTGGGTAATGCGGCCGGCAACAGTGGCGCCGGCCTGCTGCTTGATGGTGCCCAGGAGGTCCTGGAAGGCGCTATCGGCATCTTCCGTTGCCTGCTGCTGCTGACGCATAGTCGTGACCAGCAGGGCCTGGCGCTGATCCTTGTTGAGCGCGATGAACTCCTGGCGCAGCTCCTGAATCGGCCGCTTGAGCTGTTCAATACTGGCTTCAGCGGTCCTAGCGCTGCTGCTCATTGTCAGGAAGGCTGCGCCAGCGCCGAGCGCCAACGCCGCTAGACCTACCGGCCCGCCAAGAATCGCCATCACGGTACCGGCAACGCCACGAAGCCCAGTAGCAGCGATAGCAACCTTTTCGGTTGCCGCTCTTTCGGCAAGCCTTGCCTCAGCGAGCTGAATAGACATTTGGGTTTGGACAGCAGTGCCCCGCGCTGCCACTGCCTCTTTCTCAGCGCGAATCACCGCAGACTGCGCCGCGGTTTGATTGGCCACGGCCAACTGGTAAAGGCTCGCCGCCTGCCGCGTATTTGCCTTTTCTGCCTCGATAGTTGCTATAGCGCTTTGCGCCATGCCGGAAATATAGCCAGCAAAAGCAGCCGCCCAGCGAGCGCCCAAGGCAGCGACCACGAAGTTGATGTTTTCGGCCAAGAAACCAATAGCCTCTCCAAGCTTCTGGGAGGCACCGTTATCGGTCATGCTTTGCAGGCGCTGCGTGACGCTTTCGATGCCAGGCAGTAGCCCAGAAACTAATTGCCTGGTCGCGCCGGAAAATGAAGCCTCCATGTCTGTGATGGACTGCTTCACCTGAACCATTCGCTCGATGTCTAAGCTCGAAAGAATTCCCCCAGCAGCTTGCCCACGGTCACCAAGCTCTTGAAGGGCCTTGCCAGAAGCCTTGAACAGCGGGATCAGAGCGGTGGATTCGTCACCCATTGCCTCCATGTAAGCGGTGAACTGTTGCTGATTCAATCCAGCCTTTTCTAGCGTGTTGTAATAAAGCTGAAGGGCCTGTGGCCCGGAAAGATCTTTGAACTGCTCTGCCGTAACTCCAACTCGAGGGGCGATCTCTTTGAAGAAGTCGGCCATCTCGCCGCCGCCGCGCTGTAGGAATTCGCCTACCCGCTCATTGGTATCCTTGAAGATGTCGGCGAGCTTATCTTGCTCAATTCCTACAGTCCGAGCTGCATAGGCGAACCGCTGAAACTCCTCAACTGAAGTATTTGAAATGGCCGCGAGGTTCTTCACCTCTTTGGCATAGTCCAGCGTGCTGGTTGTGATAGCTACCAATCCAGCGACCGCCCCAGCAGTGGCCAAACTCACCGCTCCGAATGCAGAGCTGATGGCGCCCTGTAGTACACCGGCATTCGCCCCAGTGCGGTCAAAGGCCTTGTCCACCTTAGCGAGGCTTTGATCTATGCCCTGAGCTGCTTGTCCTACAACCGCATCTCCGCGCATCACTTCCTGCCGTAGCTGAGCCGTTGTGGCCTCGATACGCACGAGCATGCCCTGAACGTCGGTTGCTGGCATTTTCCAAGCTCCAATAAAAAACCCGCCTCGGCGGGTTAGGATTTATATTTTTGGCGATATACTTTTTAATCGTGAAAGCATATCGCTACATATCTCGTCAAAAGCAGGCCGCCAAAACTGGACGCCTGATTCTCGCTTCCTAAGAGTGACACAAAACTTCCGCTCAAAGTCGTGAACCACAAGGTCATCGCCAGCGGATATCAACAGGTAATTACCTGTGATGTGTCGCATATCACCGTCAAGCTCGAACAGCAACTGCACTAAAAACTCCACACCCAAGGCAGTCCGAGAAACCTCAAATACCTGCACCAAGGGATCTCCAGACGATGTAGAAAGTCCCTGCTCCACATTTAGGTATTCATGCAAATCTTTGGATATTGTTCCTAGCCTAGAATCTATGTATCTCCAAAAATTATCCGCATTGAATTTAATGTCTATTACTTCTGACTTGAGTTCTCGATAAGTCGACACTGTGATAGATCCTCCATCCATTTGATGGATAACCTACCACGTCAAACACTTTCTCGTCGTCCAGTCAGCGCTGCGCGGATCTTCTGGGCGATGGTCGTCGGCTTGGGCTTCTCGGGGGCAGCAGCCCGGCTGCCACCGAAGGGGTTCGCCATCTTGGCCCACTCGATCTTAGCGTCCAGGGTGAGGAAGAGTTCAGGGAGCGGTGTGTGCCAGGCCTGCTGTGGCGACCAGCCCAACCAGCCGGTGGCCACCGCGTACAGCCTGTCGACGTAGCTCCCCTCCTCTACGGCGCTGACTCCGTCCCGCTTGGCTTTCCCAGGTCGTCACCGCGGGGGTTGTACAGCGCGCCGAGGAACTTGTAGACCTCGGGCACCAGGGCAGTCACCCCGTGCTGCCAGACCTTTTCCGGCAACGCCTCGGCCTGCTTCTCGGTCAGGTTGGCGCCCGCGGCGATGATGATCGCCACAGCATCCACACTGGTGCCGTGCAGGCCAGCAGCTGCGCCGCGCAGGCCGCCGAAGCGGGCCTCGATCGCGCGCACCGCTGCCAGAGTCGGTCGGAGCTGGTAGGTCTCGCCGTCGATCTCCAGATCCACGTTGCCATGCAGGGTCTTGCTCATGATGGGTCTCGGTCAGGGGTGGGGCCGAAGCCCCACGGGATCAGGTCGCGGCGACGGGCAGGATTTCCAGCACGTCCGAGTTGATGGCGACGGTGACGTTACGGCGCACCACGTTGTCGGCGGCGCCCGGGGCCACGGTGTTGTTCATCACCTTCCCGCGGTAGTAGAAGGTGGTGGGCTTCAGCACCGGCGTGGCGGTGGGATCCCCGTCGTTGAGGGTGACCTTGATGTTGTAATCGCCCTTGCTGCGGTCCTTGTGCGCGACCTTGAGGGCGTTCTGGCCGGAATCGCCGTTGTCCAGGCCGATGGTCAGCGTCATGTCGCCCGCGTCGGCGGTGCCCTTGTACTTGCGCACGCGGCCATTCTTCAGCGAGGTGAAGGTCACCGAGCTGAAGGTATCGCCGAACTCGCCCAGGTCTTCGATCTCGCCGACCTCGACGAAGGTGTCGCTCTCGAACTCGGTCTGGGTGGCGGCGGCCTTCTTGGTGCCGAGGTAGAAGCGGCAGCCTGCCGCCGTGTTGAGATTGTCTCCGGCCATGGTTTCCTCCAAAGGCGCAGTGGTGGCCACGATGGCCAAGGGGTGAATCAGTGGGTAGTGATGACGCGAACGGTCACGGAACCCATGTAGGTCACGCCGTCCTCGTCGCGCTGGGTGCCGGAGTCGATCACCCGGACCGAGACGGCACGGCCGACGTCGAGCGCCAGGCGGCGCTCATCTAGGGCGGCGACGATCTCACCGACGATCCGCTTCGCTTCTGCCTGGCCCAGGGCGTCGGACCAGGCGCTGAGGTAGATCAGGCGCTCCTCGCGCTTCCGGCCCCTGATCGGCGTGGTGTTCTTCACGACCTCGCGGTCGATGGAGACGTAGGGCATCGGTGTGTCGAGCGGCGCGCCGTCGAACACCGGCGCCGATACCTCGGCCGTCAGGCGGGCATAGAGCGCCGCCTGCAGTGCTACGGATGGATCAGGCATTGTTCGCAGCTCGCTCGAGGGTTTCGTTGATGGCGCCAGCGATGTTGGCCAGCACCACCTCCCGGTTGACCTGGATAGCGGGCCGAAGCCAGGGATGCGCCGGGCGTGCCGGAATGTCCGGGTACTTGCCGAACCAGTGGGTGCCATCGGTCTTCACCGTGTCGCGGCGGTTGCGGTTGCCCGCGCGTTTGCCGCCGGTGTAGCCCTTGGTCCCATACTCGATGAACTTCAGGTAGAAGAATTTCCGGTTGTTCTTCTTGCCGCGGATGCCGACCTGGGCGTCTAGGCCACTCCGGGCCACGAAGGCCTCCAGGGCCTCGGCGGCGGCGCCGGTGTCCCGGGGGATCAGCTCGCGCATCGTTGCCAGGATCTGGTCCGCCGACTTCTGCATGGCCGGCCGGACCTGGTTGTCCATGGACTGGTGGATGTTGCGCAGCGTCCGCCGGAGCTTGAAGTCGCCGATGACCCGCGAACGCCGCGCCATCGGTCAGGCCTTCTCTTCTGCCTTGGGCGCAGTCTTGGTGGTCTTGGCCTCCACCTCCACCACCAGGCCACGCTCGATCAGTTCGCGGCCTTCCTCGGCCTTCACGTCGAACTCATCGCCGGGCTCGCGATCACCAACAGCGCCAGACAAGCTGGCCAGGGCTTTGACTTTCATGGGTATCTCCTACGGGTTGGGGACGTTCGAGCAGAGCAGCCGCAGCATGGACAGGTCGTTGTCCGGTAGCGCGGCTCCGATCAGGTAGGTGGTGTGCTTTCCCACCAGGCGGCAGCCGACCTTGATGTCGGCCCTTGGACGAGTACGGATCTCGGCAGTGATCGAAACGCTCATCCCTTCGGCGACCGGTGCGGTACGGCCGGTAGGGATGGTGATCTCTGCCCAGAGCTTGTCCGGCGAGTCCTCCCAGGTCTCGGTGAAGCCGCCGGTGTTGTTCCGGACCTTCTGGGAGGTCTGGAGCGTGAGGCGGTGACGCATAGGGCCGGCGCGCATCAGAATCGCTTCCTGTACCAGAGCAGACGGTCGACCGCGAGCGGCACCGCGCTAGGCGCCACGCCCACCACCACCGCCTCGCGGTTGGCGTACCAGTGGCCGACCAGCAGCAAGATGGCTTGCTCGACGTCCTTGGTGAGCAGCATCTGCTCCGGCCCGGTGGGGTTGCCCTCCACCAGGGTCCGGTCACAGTGCTGCTCGACGTGGGCCTGCGCGGCGGCGAGATACCCCTGGATCAGGCTGTCCTCGTCGCTATGGTCGACGCGCAGGTGCAGCTTCACCCGGGATAGCTCGATCATCACGCGCCCTCGCCTTCGCCCTGGCCAGCGGCGCCTTCAGGCTTTTCGGCATTGCCCTTGTTCTCCTTGGGCTTGGCCTGCTTGTTGTCCTTGGGCGCAGCCTGCTTGCTTTCGCCGCTGACTTCCTCAGCCAGACCCTTGCCGATCAGTTGATGGGCATAGTCCTTGTCGACGCCCTCGAAGAGGGTGAAGGCAGGGATGCGGGCGCCGTCGTGCTTCAGCTTCTCGGCATCGCCGTCGAAGCTCCACAGAGTGCGGATGTTCATGGATCACCTCGAACGAGAAAGGGGCCCGAAGGCCCCTGTGATGGTTTGCGACGATCAGGAAGCCGCGGCGAAGCGGCCCTTCACGAAGGCGTAAGGGCGACGCACGGCGAGGCCAAGACGCTCCTCCACCAGGATGACGCGCTGGTTCTTCACGAAGTCGTCGTTGATCATGCCGACCTTGACCGTGAAAGACATGCGGTCGTACAGGCGTGCGCCCTGGGCGAAGGAGCCGATCAGGTACTCACCACCGGTAGCGGGCGTGCCACCGTTGGCCGGCGCGCCCTCGTCCATGCTGTCGCTGACCACCACCGGGCGGCCCCACAGTACCGGAGTCACCATGCCCTGGAGGTTGGCGAACAGGTAGCGATTCTGCGAGTCCTTCTGCAGCTCGATGTTCATCCAGTCCAGATCGGACATCACGATGGCATCGGCCGGCCGCTGGGATTGCTTGCGCACCTGGTAGATCGCCCGGCGAACGGTATCGATCGCGGTGTCGCTGGCCTTGCCCAGCGCGGTGTTGAAGGAGCTGGCCTGGGTCATCAGGCCGTTCAGGTTTTGGCCGGTGCCATCGCCCTTCAGGATCTGGCCTTCTTCCTTCAGCTTCAGGTCGTAGCGCAGCAGCTCCTGGATGTAGCTGTAGAGCTGCGGGATGTCATCCAGCGCTTCGTCGGTGACCGGCATCCACACCGCGATCTTGCGGATGGTGTCGGTCTTGGCTTCGAAGGTGACATCGCTGGAAGGCTTGGCGGCACCTTCAGCCACCATGCCGGCGCCGCGAGTGTGCAGCTTCTCGACGTAGTAGCTGTAGGCCTGCCCGGTCACCGGGGTGGTCGGGATCAGGTCGCGGATCACCAGGGATTGGCGCGGACGATCCTGGATGGTCGGGTCCCACTCGGCCGGCACCAGGCCGGCGCTGGTTACCTTGGTCTCGGACATGGCAGCCATGTCGCCCTTGGTGATTTCCAGCTCGGCGGAGTTCTGCTGCTTGGTGGTCAGCGCCTTGTAGGCGTCGTTGCCCTTGACCAGGTCGATGAAGGACTTCTGCTCGCCGGCCTGGCCGCGCAGACGGACGCCCTTCTCCTCGAGCTTCTGGACCTGCTCGATGACGCGCTCGATCTCGCCCTTCTGGTTCTCGATCTGACGCTTCATCTCGTTGGAGACGGCTTCGCCCTTCTCCTGGTTCTGGATGACGGTGTCGTACTTCTTCTGCAGGCCCTGGAAGCCTTCCGACAGCTGTTTGTCCAGGGACTCGCGCAATTCTTTCACTTCGCTCATGGCGATACTCCGAAATGGTGGGTGAACAGGTGGGAAATGTCTTTCAGCTCATCCACGATCGCCGTGGCCTCGCTGCCACCGTCACGGTGGAGCGCGGGATAGCCGAGCGAAGCGACTGCCGCCGCTTCCTTCTGCGAGAGCCCCATGCGTTCGCGCAAGGCGCTCTCGAAAAGCCTGATGTCCGATTTCACGCTGGTGATCTGGGCGGCGGGGTTCATGCCGAACGGCACCACCGAGGCCTCCCAGAGTTCGGCCTGCTTGATGATCCGCACGCGCCGGCCCGCGCGGTCTTCGAAGCTGTCCTGTAGGGTGTTGAAGCCGATGGACATGCTGTCGAGCGTGCCGTCCTTCATCAGCTCCAGGGCGTCACGGGCGTAACTGACGCGCGGGTTGATCTGGCCCTTGATGAACAGACCGTGGTCGTCCGACTCGAAGTCGCCCGCGCCGATCAGCCGGGTGAGGTCGTGGAACAGCGCCAGCTTCAACTTGCCGGCGCGAGTGGTCTTCACCCTGACGAAGGCGCCCGGCAGGATCACGTCGTCGCCCAGGTCCACGTTGTTGAAGACCGAGGCGTAGCCTTCGAAATAGCCGGCATCGGTGACCTCCTTCAGCTCGAAGGGGCACTCAACTTTGCTGAGCATTGGTCTGCATCTCCCACCGGGTGACCCGGTCGTATTGCTCGCCCACCAGGGGCGTGAGGTTTTCTTTCTCGCGGACCTCGTTGGTGGTCATCCACCCCGATCCGCCGGAACCGCCGAGCGCGGCCTGGTAGTAGCTGGCCCGCGCCGTGCTATCGGCGCGCAGCAGACCCTCCACCACGAACTCGACGAAGCGCGTCGTCTCGCCGAACAGCTTGTCGTTCAGCTCGTCCTCGATGGCGTGGAGGTAGGGCATCAGCCCGAAGGTGACGAAGAAGCTCAGTTGCTGCTCGAGGTTCGATCCCATGATCGACGTCTTGCTGGCCCGGTTGGCCAGCGGCAGCGGGACGCCCCAGATACCGGCCAGGGCCTCTTCCTGGAACTGCTGCGACTCGATGAACTGGCTGTCCTTCTGCGACAGGCCGGCGGGGATGATCTTGGGGTTGCCCTGGAGGATCGCCATCTTGCCGATGTCCTCGACGTCGCCCTTGCGCACGTCGGGGAATTTCTCCATCACCTGCGTCTGCTGCTCCTTGGTCAGGAACTGCTCGTAGATGACGTAGCCACCGGTAAAGCCGCCTTTGCGCATGAAGCGCGCCGACCAGTCCTGCGCGGCCTTGGCCAGGCCCATCGTCTCGGCCTGGTGCTCGACCGGCGACAGGCCATTGATGCCGTCGCTGCTGAAGATCTTGAAGTGCAGCATGTTCTCCGGGGAGGCCGGGAAGCGCTCGCCGCCAGCCGTCACCCAGTAGATCAGCGCGTCGTCGGTATTGACCTCGACCTGGTCAGCGCCGAATGGGATGAAGCCAATCGCCTCCCCTGTAGACTCGCTGCGCTCGATCACGGCGAACGCGTTGCCGCGTAGCGCCATGTTCACCACCGCGGCCTTGAGGAAGTTCAGCCGGGTCATGTAGGGGTTGGGCTTGCGTAGCAGTCGCAATACCCGGTCGCGGCCCTTGATCAGCTGCCGGCGCTCGCTGCCATCCTCGTAGAGCTTCAGCGGCAGGCCGCCGGTGGACTCGCTGAGGATTTTCACGCACGACCAGACGATGCCCACCGACAACGCGGTCTTGGGCGTCACGCGCACACCGGACTGGGTCCGCCGGCCGCCGACTTCCATATCGACCTCGACATAGTCGCCGGTCGCCGGGTCGGTGTAGCCGAAGAACCGCCAGCTGAGCGGGTTGTACCAACGAAATGCCATAGTCAGCCTACGAGTCCAAAGAAGCCGTTGTTCAGGTAGTCATCCATCCCGCCCTTGGCCTCGGGGTTGAGCGACATCAGCGATACAGCGTTGAAGACCGCCATCAGCGGGTCGATCTTGGCCGAGCCGCTGGCCTGTTTCGTGATCAGGATCGAGTTGACCCTGGGCTCGACCCGGGCATTGCCACAGCACCAGGCCATCATCGGTTGGCCGCCGTGCACCATCGTCCCCTCAGCCAGGCGGCGCTCGGTGGACTTGATGGCCCCGCCCAGGCGCCAGCCTTGCGAGATGCCGATGATCTTGTCCGCCGGCACGCCCGCAGCGGCCAGGCCGTCGAGGATCGCGTCGATACCCGCCGGGTCGACCCCAGCCTTGTCCAGCAGCCCGGCGCGCTCGACCTGGGCGACCATGTCGGCCAACTGCTCGACGTCGTCGCCGATGGTCTCCACCAGGGTGAGGTGACCGTCATTGGCGAAGTCGCGGAAGCGCGGCGCCTCGGATTTGCGCCGCTCCAGCACAGAGGGGTGCGCCCAGGCGTGGGTCCAGGTGAGCCAGAGCCGCGTGCTGCGCTCTCGGCCGATGAAGGCAGCGCCCAGCAGGTCGTCGAGGCCGCCGCCATCGATGCCGGCGCAGATGACTTCGGACCGCTCGATCAGGTCGTCCAACGACTGGCAGTGCTCGACCGCCTGCTGCTCCCAGAACTCGGCGCCGGCCCAGCGATCCGAGCGCAGCGCCAGGCCGATCTCGACGTTCAGGTGCTTGGCCAGGAAGCCGCGGAACGACTCCTCGCCATCCAGCTGCGCCTGGGCGTAGCCGCGTTCGATGAATGGCTCGTCGACCGACAGCCCCAAGTTGGGATTGGTCACGTAGGCGTTCGCCGCGTCACGGTGGGCGCCAGCGTCCAGCATCGCCTTGGGAAACTCGTACAGCACCGGTAGGAACGACTTATCGTCGATCGTGCCGTCCCGCACCTGGCGGGCGTACAGCAGCTTCTGCCGGAAGACGCCAGCTGGCGGGTCATCCGACTGGGTGGTGGCCCAGATAATGAAACCCTCGGGGCGCGACGCCAGGCCGCCGGTGGCCTCGCGCAGCATCGCCTCGGCGTTATTGCGCTTGCCGAACACCCAGAGTTCGTCGATGAAGACGCCAATGGCCTTCTTGCCCGATACGGTCTCGCTGTCGGCCGCCACCACCTTTAGCGTGGCGCCGGTGACGCGATGGGTCACCGTCCGGATGTGGTTCTGCACCTGGAGCAGTTCTTTCAGCTCCTCGTCGGCGTTGACCATGTCCCGGATCGGGATGTAGCTGTTGTCAGCGATCTCCTTCGTCGGCGCGATGATCACGAACTCGCCGGAGGGCCGCCAGTTGAGGATCAGCGCCGTCAGCATGATGCCGGCGGCGATGGTCGACTTGCCGTTCTTCTTGCTGATCAGCAGCATGAACTCGGTGATCAGCCGGCGGCCGGTCTCGGCGTCGTAGGCACCGAAGATCGCGGCGACGAACTCGTTCACCCAGGGGCGGACGGTCTCGCACATCAGCGGGCTGCCAGTGGCGTCCACCATGCGCAGCTGGCCGAAGATCTCCAGCGCCTCGGCGGCCTGGTCAGGGAAGAGTGGTCCCTGCGGGATGAGCGACTCGCGAGCGACGATCCGGCGCTCCCAGTCGGGGCACGCGGTCGACCACTTCACGGCCTACCGCCCGTTACAGCCTTGAGCTTCGGCGGCTGGCGCGGGCCGAACTTCCCGCCTGCAGCCTGGCCGGCCTTCTCCTTCGCCTGCTCCTTCTTGCCGCCCTCGCCGCGGCGCTGGTGGATGAAGGGCATCAGCGCCTTCGCGGCGTCGACCCGGAGCTTCGGTTCGGTGCCGCCGTCGTTCATGACCGCCAGCAGGAAGTCCTTGGGGTCGGAGTGGGTCAGCGCCCGGGCCAGGTCGAAGCCGGCCGGCGCGTCTTCATCGCTCTGATCGTCATCGACGTGGTCTGCCGGCTCCTGAGTAGGCTCAGCCGACCCCTTGGGAACGCGCTTGGGGCGCTCGGCTTTAACACCAGCTTTAACATCCGCTTTAACACCGCCACCGTTCGGGAACAGGGCATTGAGCTTGTGCAGCTCCAGCTTCACATCGGCATCGGCGGCCAGGCGAGAGCCCGCTGCTGACGCGGTTTTCGGGGAGTACCCTGCGGCGATCGCCGCGTCCTTGTTGGACGCACCTCCCCTGACCGCGTCGATGAAGGCGCGCTTCTTGGGGGTGAGGGACATTTAACAAAAACCTATGGGAGGAAAAAAATCTGCGCGTGGGGGACCAGGTGGTCTCGTATGTCAATAGAGACCATATTTTGACCCCCCCCTGGTCATAGCGCACCCCTATCACGCACCCGTTTGGTGCGAATTCAGGGCACTGGCGTGCCACACCGGCCGGCGAGGTCAGGCCAGGCCGGACTGTTCCTCTCGCTGCTTCGCCGAGCTGTGGCACGGCCCGCAGAGGCTCTGCCAGTTCGACTGGTCCCAGAACAGGGACATGTCACCGCGGTGCGGAACGATGTGGTCGACAACGTTTGCCGCTGTCACGAGACCCACGCGCTGGCAATAGACGCAGAGTGGATGGTCGGCAAGGTGTCGTTCGCGAGCCTTCCGCCATTTGTGGTCATAGCCACGCTGGGCGGCTGTCTGCTTGTCGGTACGCCACGAACCCGGCTGCATGACTGCCACGCGCCCTGCCTGAGTGCCGAGCCTAGGCTTGAGTGTGGTCAGGCGTGACATGTCACGTTTCGCCCTGCACCGCTTCAACCACCTGCAGCTCAACCTCGCGGCCCAACACCACCACCTTGCACCCCACCTCTTCGAAGTAGGGGATGTACTGCTCAGCGATGCGATGGAGCTGATCGCGAGTCAGCAGGGCGTCCACCTTGATGACGATCATGTCGCCCTTCTTGGGGGACAGCTTGGCTATCTGGTACTCGATGGCTTCGGTCATGGCTTCCACTCAAATAGGGTTTCGTGACATGTCACGCTCTTGGCGCCTTCCACTCGGCCATGCGCTCGCCAGCGCGGGCCTTGATCAGGTCGCGTGTGGCAGCGTGGCCAGCGTCGTCCAGGTTCATCTTCTCGCCACCCATGGCGCCATCACCGCCAGCGATCCACAGGGTGACTGGGACACCGTTGGCCTTGGCCTCATCCAGCGCCCGGGCCAGTGCCGCGCGCCCGGAGTCGGTAGGCGGGATGCCGGTCTCGCCGACGAAGCAGCGCAGGCCCTTTGCTGCGAAGTAGCTGTAGGCCGGACGGAACACCTGGGCCACCTGCTCGACCGGGATCGCGTTCAGATTGCCGCTGTTGTACTTGCCGCTCGATCCGCCATCGAGGTCGCCGTAGCCGTGCACCTCAGGAATCCAGTTGTTCGCCGGATCCTTGATGCCGGCAGCGAACGAGCCGCTGACGGATGCCCAGTTGCGCGCCGAGGCCCACTGGTTGCCGCAGATGAACATCGGCTTGCTCGTCACCTTGCGAATGATCGGCAGCATGGTGTTCACGTCGGCGACGACCTTGGCTTCCATCGCTGTGACTGTGAGGCTGTCCAGGGCGCCGCCTGATGCGTAGGGCTCGTTGCCCAGGCCATAGCCCAGGATCATCGGCTCATCGAAGGTCGTGGCCATCGAAGCGATGTGGTCGCCTAGGTCAGCAGCGCCCCAGCCATTGGCATCGTCGATCAGCACCTGCTCCAGGCGCTTCCAGCGACCACCCTGCCCTGCGGCTTCATTGGCCGGCAGCAGCGCACCGGTCTGCTTGCGCACGCCATCCACCACCGCGGTCTGGTTACGGTACATGCGCCAGTAGTGGTGCGGGTCGAAGATGACCAGGGCCTCGCCGTTCGAGTCCTCGCGAATCCAGCCCAGCACCGTCTTCATCTTGGCAACGAAAGTCGGGTCGAGCTGGCCGCCTTTAACCGGCAGACCGGTAGAGGTCAGCAGCGTGGCGCGTTGGAGGGCATACGGGAATCGGATCAGCCGGACGCCCAGGTCACGCACGTACTGGGTGACATCAGCCCGGCTGGGCCACTTGAAATGCGTCCCCGCCTCGCCGGGCAGCACCTGGTTCGCATTGGAGTGCGCCGCCAGGTTGATGCCGAGATACGGGATGTTCTTGAGCACCGCTACGCCAGGCACCGGTTCTACCACCGGCACGGTCACAACAGGCGCCTCCACTACCGGCGCCGAGCCCGAAGACCCGGCGTCAGACTTTGGGAGCGCGTTGACCTTCAGCGAGGTGCCGGCCAGAGCCGCGATACCAGCAGCATCATCAGCGCTCGGCTCGCGAGTCGTGAAAGTCACGCCATCATCGGTCGCGGTAATGACCGTGGTCCTGGTGTTCTTGAACGTCACGGTGGCTCCCACACTGAGGCGCGCGGTGCCCGTGGTGGTCGTGGTCTTGCCGGTGCTCGACTTCACGGTCAGGACGTTGCCAGCCTGAGCATCAGGGATGGTGCTGGGTGTCGGGGCCGGTTCGGGCTGAGCAGCAGCGACAGCCGCGGCGGCTACGGCCTGGGAGTAGTTCACAATCGCGGCGTCGAGTATCGCCTTAGCTGCGGCCACGGTAACTGCATCGGCCATGGTGCTCTCCAGTGTGGTTGGCGCCGGAATGCACAGCTCGGGCCGATGTGGTTATGGGTAGCCTTCAAGCGGCCCTTTGCGGCCGCCCCATTGCTCGGGCAGCGCACAGGCCGAAACTTCGATTCGGTACAGCTCGGGTCCGTCGTCATCACCTGGCGCCGTCACCCAGATGGTCCGCATCTCTCCCCGGCAATCAGCGATCCGGATCAAGTAGCCGACGCCATTGCCGAAGATGAACACCAGCAGCGCGGCCAGAACCAGGCGACCAAGCTGCTTGAGACGGCTCAATGCCTGGCTTCCTGGCGTCGCTCAGCGACACGCCGATCTCGACCAACGATCAGCGATCCGACCCGGTGGAAGATGTAGCCGGCAATGAAGACCGAATGGCCCACCACCAGGGCACTGCCGTCGCTGTTGTTGACCAGCTTCCAGGGCTCGGCGTACCAGAGCTGGAGGTGGCCGAGCATCAGCAGCACGGTCGATACCATCAGGAAGGCGATCTCGGCGTGGTCGTCCTGGCGGAACCGGCCGCCCAGGGACAGGAAGACGGCGCAGCGGCCAATCACCAGCGCGTAGGCCACAAGGGCAATTATCGAAACGATGAACATCAGGGGCCTCCGGGGCTGAAGCGCTCCACAGCAGACTTGACCTTGACCTCCAGCACCCCGAGCACCGGGTAAGCGAAGAAGCCCAGCAGCATGATGATGCCGGCCCGGTACTGGTTGGAGACGTCGATGAACTCGCCGGCCACCTTGCCCACGAAGAACGCCACCACCAGCTTGCCGACGAAGGTTCGCCAGTCGAAGCGCATGGCTGTGGCACCGGGGTAGAACAGGCTGGCTAGTCCGCCCAGCATTCCGAGGAAGCCGACCAGCGCCCAGTCCAGAAGCTTCTCCACTGGCTTGGTCCTCTCGGAAATGAAAAAGGCCCGCCGAAGCGAGCCTTGAGAATTGACGCCCGTTGTCAGGCGGACCCGAAGGTCATGTGCCCCTTAGGGGCGGCCTACTGTCGTCACGACGTTGGCGTTTGGATCAGGGGGCTGGGCCTTCCAACCAACGAGGACGGGATACGTTCCCCTGAAACGAAAAAGCCCAGCGCTATGGCTTGGCTTCGATAACTGCGCGCTGCAACCGCTGGATCAGCGCCTGGATGTCTTCCTGCTCCCACACGGCGAACAACTGGCCTTGCTCATACAGGCCATCCCGGCTCTGACAATCAAGGTCGATGGCAATGCTCTGGCCGGCTTCCGCAGCATCGCAGGCGTCGAGGTACGCATCAGAGCTTTCAGCCTTGAGCGCCCCAGCCAAATCCTGTGACCAGAAGTCGACAAATTCGCCCTGGGCCCTGGTTGTGCTCTCGCCCTTGATCTCCAAATTACCGAATACGCAAGGCTCGTACTTGCTGAATACCGTGCCGGCCGGCATTGCCAGGAAGGTTTGGCGGTCGACGATGCGCATGGTGAGCCTCTGTTCAAACGAAAAACCCCGGCACGGTGGCCGGGGTCTTGGTGTTCTCCATCACGCTGACGGACGGAGTAGATGATGGTGGGAAATCTCGCTCATTTGATCACACTTGTCAAGCGACCTCGCTCAACAAACCCTCCCGCTCCAGTATCTCGGTGACGTGGACCTGGGCCTCGGCCAGCAGGCGCTCCAGCTGCTTGTGTATCTCACGGCGCCAGCGGCTGCGAGTGGAGTCTGGTCTGGCCTCCAAGTCCCATGTGTTCATGTCATACATCTGGTCTTGGAACATGAGCACCTTGGTCGAGCGCTTGACGTCTTTCCCCTCCTTGGTCTGCTGTAGCCCTTTCATCTTGGGCACCGCCCAGGTTGCGGTCGCTTTCATCACGAATAGCTTCGGCGCCGGCGAGGTAATACGGGGATGCAGCCGGCCTATCGCCTGAATGCGGTTGTAGTCATGGCTGGAGAATTTCGCCAGCAGCACGTCCCAGCAGCCGCTGGATAGCTCCCGGTGGAGTAGCGCATGCAGGCAGCAATCGAAGTCGAACCGGTCACGGGCTGACAGCATGTCCGCGAAGCCGCCAGAGGGCGCACTGGTCACGATCTTCTGCCAGCTCTGCTTTGCCGAGTTGTCGATGCTGTCCGCGGCCAGGGCGCGCACGATAGCCGCCCCCACTCGTTCGTAAACGCTCATGCCGCCCCCGGACCGCTGTTCAGGCCGAAAATGTCACGCAGGGCGTCCGTGGCGGCCTCGTTCTTCGAGTTGTCCTGTTGGAGCCAGGCCCGGGCGAACGCTTCGAAGCCCAGCGGAGAGGGTGAGCCCATCCAGCTCGCCACCAGGCGCAGCAGCTGGGTCATGGTCTCAAAGCCCATAGCTTCGTGCGGCAGACGCTGCGCCAGCACCTGTAGCAGCTTGATCTCGGCCTGGGTCATGGACTTCTTGGGGCGTGCGGTGTTGATGCTCGTTACGCTCATGCTGGGGTACTCCAAACGTGCAGGACTTCTTCGGGGCGCTGTTCCTTGCGCTGCTGGATGGAAATTGCTCGGGACCAGGATCGATAGGCGCCCTCGGGAGAGGTGCCGACGCCGACCCAGGGCAGGCCCTTACCACGGCAGTACCAATAGGTGCCGCCACAGATAATGCGAGGTCGTACCGGCCGGCCAGTGAAAGTAGTGGCCCGCGCTGATACTCGGCCCGCTACCGCTGGCCAGATGAGCGCCTTGTCGAGATCGGTGAAGCAGTCAACGACCCTGTGGCCATCCCACTCTCCCAGCCCGCGCTGCCCATTGGATGCCCATAGGCGAAAGCCACTGGGCATGTGTTGTAGGTAGTGCCGGCCCGTTGCTCCCCACTCCCAGTCGTCGGGCCACTGGCGAAGCGAATCAGCGATCCGCTCGGCCTCGGTCGGTTCGTGCATTGCGGACTCCTTCGCCGGCTTGATGGGCGGCATGGGCAGCTGTGGCTCGGTGAGCATGATGGTGTCGATCAGTCCAATGGACTCTTCGCCCTGGCGGCGGAAAAGCTTGCTGAGCCAGCTCATGCGGCACCTCGCTGGTAGCGTGCCTGGTACGGCCTACCCGCCTCGATCTCGTCCTGCCCATGGTGCTGGGGCAGCACGTTGACGAAGCGGGCGAAGTTACCCTGGGCCTGGACGACGCACTCCCCGGGCGGCGCGTGGCGGCACTTGGTCAGCAGCAGCTCGGTGATGCCGGCCTTGCCCCGGTCGGACTCCATGTCGCGATGCACCATGAGAATGGCGTGGGCGTCGGCCTCGATCTCGCCGGAGTCGCGCAGGTCGCTGCTCTGGGGGCGCTTGCTGCCCGCCCGCTTCGTTGATTCCCGGTTGAGCTGCGCCAGCAGCAGGATGGGAATGCCCAGCTCCTTGGATAGCCGCACGATGGCCTTGGTGATCTTGCCAATCTCCTCGCTCCGGCTGCGGCCCTGGCGGTCGCCGGGAATCAGACCGAGGTAGTCGATGGCCATGATGTCCAGGCCGTGCTTGCGCTGGACCGTCCGGGCGATGGCGCGGATGCGCGCAGGCGTCAGACCCGCCACGTCGCTGATGAACAGATTCTTGCCCACGGCCTGGTTGACGGCAGAGGTCAGGCGCGGCCAATCGTCGTCGTGCAGCTTGCCGCTGTCCAGACGGCCCACGTCGACGGCGCCAAGGGATGCCAGAGCACGCTGCCCAAGCTCCTCCTCGGGCATCTCCAGCGAGAACACCAGGGCGCTCCCGCCGGCCTTCACGGCGACGTGTTGGCATATCTGCAGCGCCAACAGGGTTTTGCCAGACCCGGGCAGGCCGGCGATCACCGTCATGGTTCTGGGGCGCAACCCGCGTAACAGGTCGTCGAGATCCGCCAGGCCAGTGGAAAGCCCGCGCGGCGCCCGGCCGTTGAAGCGCTCGTCGATCAGCTCGACGTTCTTGGTGATGACATCGGAGATCGGCTTGTAGTCTGGTCCGTCGGTGTCGCCCAGGTCGCGCAGGTCAGCCAGCGCCATCTGCGCTCCTGCAATGATCTCCGGGATGTCCTTGTCCTCGGTCGTGGACTGCTTGATCGCATCAGCAGCAGCCACCACGGAGCGCAGGACGGCACGCTCGGCCAGGACCTTGGCGTAGGCCTTCCAGTTGGCGCTGCTGGGCACGTTCCTGGACAGCTCGGCGGCGTAATCCAGCGTCCGCAGGTCCTCCACAAGGTACGTTCGGGTGATGGACAGCGTGTAGGCATCCACCGGCATCCCTTCGGCGTGGCACTCCTGGATCACCTCCAGCAGGGCCGCGTTGTGATCGAAGTAGAAGTGGCTCGGCTGGACAGCGGCCAGTATCTCCTCCACCAGCGCGTCGTTCTTGCGCGCGGCCTCGAGCAGGATGGCGCCCAAGACGCCCTGCTCCGCTTCCAAGCTGAAGAGTTCACGGCTCATACGCCATCCCTCCGCACCGATGCCCAGTCGAAGGTCAGGCGCTTGCCGCCGTTCTGGCGAAGCCTATCCACCGCCCGGGTGCCGATGTACTCGGCCAGGCCGTCGTCGGCCAGGTTGCTGACCACCACGGTCGGCAACATCCTGTCGTAGCGACCCGCAATCACCTCGTGCATCAGGCCAAGCTCGTATTCGCTGCCGCGCTGGGCGCCCACCTCGTCGATGATCAGCAGGCTGGCCGCAACCAGCTCAGCGATCACGTCGGCCTCAGTGTGCGTGGCCCCCTTCGCCATGGTGGCCTTGGCCTGGCGGACGATAGCCGCCGCGGTGACAACCAGGGCCTGAGCCCCGTGCTGGCGGATCACCGCCTGGGCAATGGCGCAGGCCAGGTGCGACTTGCCGGTACCAACGCCGCCCAGCAGGATCAGGCAGCGCCCGGCATCCCACACCCGGGGGAAGTCGTCGGCATAGTCACGGCAAGCCGCCAGCACTTTCATCGCCTTGGGCTCGGTGGCCACGTACGTCTCGAACGTGGCGCCGATGAAGCGCGGCGGAATGCCCGAAGCGATCAGCAGCTCGTTCAGCACCTCCTGCTGGCGCGACTCGCTGGCGGCCAGGCGCGCCGCGTCGGTGGCGCCCTGCAGGTTCAGCGCTGCCCAACGGCATGCGTTGCAGCCGCGCGGCAGCATCGTGCCGTCGAACTGCTCGACCAAGGCGGCGATGTAACGGCCATGCTCCGGGCAGGTCGCGGCCAGGTGGTCGCCGGTATCGACGACGGGGCGACGGGAGAACAGCTTAGAAGTCGCCATTGTCGTCCTCCGGGGCGTGGTGGACCGGGAGGTCCACGTAGGCTGACCGGCGAGCGCCAGCGCCGCCCTTGCTGACCTCGTCCAACCAGCGCTCGCCGTTGATCCAGGTTGCGCCGTTCGGGACGTAACGGCCGTTCTCCTTGAGCCAGTCGTGGCTGATCATCTGGTTGCCCAGGGCAGTCATGATGGTGGCGAACAGGTCGGCGTTCGGCTTGAGCTTGCTCCAGGCCTTCAGGGCGTCCTTGCGCTGGACCTTCTTCGGGTACTTGCTCCAGAACTGGGCGAAGCTTTCCGCTACGTCGTCACTGCCCGTAGGCTCTGTAATCTCCTGTGTAGTCTCTGTAGTAGTCTTTGTAAGATCGGTGCAACTTGCCCCGCCGGATTGGTGCAAATTGCCCTGATCTGATTGGTGCAAATTGCCCTGATCGATCAGGGCACTGCTCTCGTAGTTGATGGCGTAATGGTTGGTGTGGTCGTGCCGGGACTTCGCCAACTGCTCGACCAGCACGATCCCCTGGCTTTGGAGGGACTTGAGCGCCCGCTTCACGGTGTCGACCGACCAGAACGGGAACTGCTGCTGCCACTGCTCGACCGAATTATAGATCCAGCGGCGGTCGGCATGCTCAACGCCCGCGCCGGTCTCGGAGAGCCAATACTTGAGCTGCTGCAGCACGATGGCCTCGTTTAGGCCTATGCGCTCGGCGAGCTGGGGATTGACCACCAGCGGGCGGAACTTGAATAGGAGGCTCACCAAGCACCTCCCGCTTGCGGCGCGGAAAACACTTCGTGCTCAACCCCTTCCATCTGCCCGGACTCGTCTCTCAGTTGCCTGCGAACGATATAGCCGGCATCCACCAGCTCTGTGATGGTGCTGTAGATGCTGTCGCGGCCATCTCGACGGCGACTTGCCGAAGAGAACTCGACCAGATCAGAGACAGAAAACGAATTGCGTGCCGGCTGGGAAAGCATGAAAGCCAGCACCCCTAGCGCTCGGAAACTCAGCCCTGGCCGCTGAATCGCATGCTCAAGGCCTGAGGCGCGCGACACTGTACGACTTCTCCGGATGCTCATACGGCACGCTCCAGCGCCCGCACAGCGCGACCCATACGGGCCTTGGCGTTCTTGAGCACGTCGCGAGCCTTCAGACGCCGGCGATGGGCCTTGGCGGTGAAGCGGATCACGCCCTCCCACTCCTCCTTTTCCGGGTCGATGTTCCCTTCCGGGCGGCCGTAGGCGTCGAAAAAGGTGTCGTACATGCTGCGCAGCTCGCCCCGGGCAGCCCGATAGGCGTTCTCAGCATGAACGACATCGATGGCGGACTGGGCAATACGCGCGATCAGGTCTTGCTTGGAAACGGTCATACAGCACCTTCCGGGTGGATCTTGAAGCGATCCGCGATTTCTGGATGGGTGGCTCGCTCAGCGGTGACTCGCTGGCACTCGGCAACGAACTGATCGAACAGGCGGGTGACACCGGCGGTAGGCCAAATGGGATAGGGCTTGGCGCCCTCTTCGGCCTTCTCGCTTTTCACCATGGCGAACGGCATCGGACTCCGGTTCAGCTCTCGCATGACCAGGTCCACGACCCAGGCCGGGAGGCCGTGGCGCTTGTTGATCCGCTCACGGATGTGGCTGATCGACTCGAAAGCGGTCGGCCTGGCGGTCAAAAATCGCAAGGTCTCGACCTGCTCCACCCGGTGCTCCACGCGCTCCAGCGCCTGCTGCTGGGCCGCCTGCTGGCGCTCAATGGCGACCAGTTGGTTCGCACTGGCAGCGATCAATTCGGCTTGGGTCATGGGGCGCTGGTAGCCGCCGGTCTTCCGTATCTGCGGCAGCACGTCATGCGTCACCCATCGCTTGAAGGCCTTGGCCTCTGGCTTCGAGCTGCCGATGACGGCGGTATAGAGACCCGGCTCGTTGATGGTAGTAACGCCGCGCCCGCCGACCGGGGAGCCCAAACCGGCGATTTGCCGGTTTGCTTTCTCATCGTCGTCGAGGCGCTTGGTCATCTCGTAGGTGTCGGAGTAGCCCAGGATTTCAGCCACCTCCATAGCGATGAACCAAGGCTCACCATGCTCGTCAACGATGACCCGCACCCGACGACCGTTGAAATCGAAAGGAGTCAGGTTCATGCCACACCTCCCTGATCGGCGGGTTCGGCCAACTCGCGCAACCTGACGTCAATGGTCTCGTACTCAACGCCGGCATCGCTCGCCCAACCCATCACCAGGTCGGTGTGCAGCTTCAGCACCTGCAGGGCGTCGGCTGCGACTGCAGAGCCTTGCAGGCCTTCGGTCTCGATAGCGCGGGTGACCAGTCGGAGCGTGGCGTGCAGGCCGCGCAGTTGGTCACGAGCGATGCCTAGGGCGAAGAGTGCATCCTGGCCAGCCAGGAGGGGCTTGTTGATTGTGCTCACTTGGCACCCCCGGCAGAGCCATCCGTCAGCGATTCGTACCCGTCGCGGCACACGGCCTCCGCGGCCTCGGCGGCATGCCGGATCAGAGCCAGCCGGGACCAAATCTGCGCGCCGGTGTTCTCTGCCATCAGCGCAGCCAGATCGGTGGCCGCTGCACACAGCAGGTCCGCAGCGTCGCTCAGGGCGAGGTGCATCGGTGTGCCTTCGCGAGTGTTGAAGGTTGAGTACGCCCGGCCTTCATGGTGACCGGCATGGGAGAACGACTGAGGGTTGTTCAGCGTCTTCATGCGGCACCGCCTTCGCGCAGCGGCTCGGTGAACTCAATACCGTAAGTACCGGCGTCCAGCATCGCCTTCGCGCTTTCCAGCAGGAAAATCAGCGCGTAGGCCGTGCCGTCGTTGACTTGGTCATGGTCGGCCAGGGCGGTGAAGACAGAGATCGTGCTGGCCATCAGCGAACTGCTCTCTTTCAGAACGTCGCCCGCGGTGCATTCATTGGTTACCTGAAGCATGGCGACCTCTGGTCCTCCCCAGAAGCTGGTCGGATGGCTAGCGAAGCGGTCTACCTCAAGGATCGGGTGTTGCGCTTCGTTGATGCTGGTGCTATTTTTCATCTCGTCCTTTCTCCGGACAAAGTAGTACCCCTCGAGCTGTTAGCGCAGCTCGTTTGAAGAGCCCAGTTAGCGCTGGGCTTTTTGCCGTTTGGGGTATGGGAAAACGGCAAATCCTCAGATCACGCCTTCATGGCGGCATGACCTCTTGATTCGTTTCGGAATGGCTCGATCGCTTCCCGCGCGCGGCTTTTTC